TAAGATCTTGGTTTGTGGCAACAGCGTCTTTGCGACCACTCTTCACATCGTGAACATAAACCTGCTCTTTCGTTGCATTTTTGCGGTTATAGAGGTTTATCGCTGTAAAAAGCTCGTGATATTCCTCCATGTCCTTTACTTGATAGAACATCGCCGGTATTTCCGTTTCATCGGGAAACGTTAGCATGAACATATGGCGACGGTGATCGCCATCAAGCAACTTAGGCTCGATTCCAGAATCGATTGGAAAAATCGCGACTGCGATTGGCCCAAACATGTTCCAGTTCCAACCATTTTTGAGATACCGACTGATAAGTGGTCCATCAGTATCTCGGTTTACGTGACCATGAACGTTCACGGACACAAGGCCATATGTGGGCCTGACGTTTAGGACTTTGATTTGTCCTGCTTTAAGGGAAACATTTCCCTGTACTTTAATTGACATGATATTACTCCTTTGTTTTGATCATGTTGGTGCAGTTTTGAAGCCCGGGGTTGTTGGGACTTATACTAGGCACTACTTGCCTATCATTAATATTTCTCTCGCCTTCTTGGCACTATGTGTGCCGTCTTTGTTCTTTTTTCTTCTTCCCGCCGTATATGTGACATCAAAATATATGATGTCATTTGTTCCTTGTCTAGACTCAAAGAAGTTATCTCCGATGTCTCTATTAGACATCATAACGTATGCTCCCTTGGCTGTCAAGTCATTTAAAAAAGTAATTACAGATTCCTGCAGGTTATCATCAAAATCCACCCCGTACTGAGTAAAAGAACCTCGATAAGGAGGATCCATGAATACATAGGAATCGTTTGTGACCTCACTGAGAGTCTCTTGAAAGTCTCCTACCATTAGTTTACACCTTTTAAGCGCTTTGGCCCACTTAAGAAGATTGTCTTTATCGTAAACCTTGTCTTTCTGGTTCAACAATCCGGATGGCGTCCCAAAGCGGCCATTAGTATTTTTATTGATTTGCCAGATGCCGTTGAACCCTGTCTTCATGAGGAAATATAGGGTCGCCGACTCTTGGGTTTGGCCCCATGCTTCATATTCAAAAGCATGTTGGCGGCGTAACTCATAATAAAAAGCTTTTCGGTTCTCTTTATTTAAAGGAAGGTATGCGTCTGATAGATTATCCAAGTGTTTCATGAACTCGGTTGTATCTTTTTTGACTGCTCTATAGATGCCCATAATCGATTCGTTCGAATCGTTAATAACAAACTTTGCATTTGGATTCTTCTCATATGCCCAAATAAACATCGCTCCGGCGCCCACGAACGGCTCGATATATTTGTCGAACGATTCCGGGAGAATTTCTTTTTCTTTATATTTCTTAATCAGGCGTGTCTTACCGCCCGCCCACATAAATAAGGGCTTCATACAATCTCCATTATCTGTTTTGCAACGCTTTCTATGTTTGCGAAATCTGGATCCATTATAGCATGGTTTTCCTCTTCAAGCAACAAAGAAATTTCATCTTTATATTTCTGACCCTGAAAAGTCTCTCCGGAGAATACCATGAAAAATGGCTGGTCAGTCGTGTTGTATTTTTCTTTGACTAGCCTCTTCAAAGAAGGTGATAAAAACTTGTATACGCGCTCGTGAGCATTGCCACCGTTATTACCCGTCTTCTTCTCTACAAACAAATTCTTATTAGTGTTTTTGTTTGTCACCAATGTGTCAAGCTTGATGCCGCGGCCTTCGCTATAGATCACTAGCTTTTTGGGTTTATGGTGCACCTCGTAATGAGGCGGTAGTTCTCTCGCTAGTTTGGCAGCGAAAGTGTTTTCTCCAGTATCGCCGATGAGTCTAGCATATTTTTGCCAGTTTTGTCTTTTTGACAGTGCTGTTGCGCCCATATTTCCCTCCTAAAGTGTGGCACCCTATTTTCAAAACCGGGGTGCCATCGGCCTGTTAACTACTCGCCCGTGGGTGTGGGGGTATTTTGTGTTGTACTGCCACCTTCTGTATCGGTGGTGGTACCGGCTTCGCTACCGTCTGTTGTCGTGTCGGTAGTCGTCGCCGTTGGGGCGGTAGTTGTCGCGGAAACTTCTACAGTAGTGGTGGTTTCTGTCGTCTCCGTGTTCGTAGTGTTGTTAGACACAGAACTTGGATCAACGCTGCATGTGCCATAAGCTGTTGCAACTACGAGAACTCCTCCTACTACGCTAACTTGGACCTTCCATCGAGTCCATAGTGATTTCAACCATTCCATTGTGTATCTCCTTTTTGAATAGTAAATGTGGCAGAGTATTTACCCGCTCTGCCATCGGTATCTCAAACTAATTGGTTTACTTTCCGTTCATCAGTTCGTTGAAAGCTTTGTCCACATCACTTGAACCACCACCATAAGAGGAAGTCTCACGGGAGCGGGATTCAGCACTCTTAGTGCCAGAAAGCTGCTCATCCAGAATAGAGTCAATCTGCTCTGGTGTGTGACGCTCGAATAGAGTGGAAAAATCCGGCATTCGATCGAGGAGGGCGGGGATCGCTTCCGTATCTTCAAGCAATGGGGATGTGTTTCGTCTCATCTTCATATTAGTTTGAGGGTATGCGCCGGGGGTTGTCGGCTTGGTGTATGTGACGGTGATGTCGGTACCCTCATTTGCATCGGTGACATCTCCGTATTCTGGGTCTAGGATATATCCCAGAAGAAGTTCATATGCCTTCTTCCCGTATCCATAAACCTTAATTCCTTCTGTTTCGCGGCCGCGTACTACAACAGGGGAGAAGTAACGTGCACGGACAAACAAGGACTTTGCAAGCTGCTTGCTGCCGTCGTCGTTATTGTCTACTCCGTCTCTCCACACAGAGGACGCAAACTCGCAAATCGGGCAGTGCTCTCCGTAGTTACGCTTCGGGCAAAGAATCCCGCCGCGGTGCTCTCCCACGTTATAGTGAAAGTACATTTCCTTCAGCGGATCACCATCGCTAGTTGGTACGATGCGAATATCTTGATCTCCCTCATCTGGCTTAAACCAGACCGAGTCTCGGTTATCTCCGCCCTCACCTCTTAGAGAGGCAAGCTTCTTTCTCATTAGTTCCATATTGATTGACATTAGTTTTTTCTCCTTGTTTTGTTGTTGTAAAGTATATCAAGCTTTCCTTGATATCTAATGTATCACTCTTGCTCTAGCTTGTCAAGAGTCTTTTGTTGTTGTATTGCGTTAGTGTGGGCAACGCAGAACCCAAAGTCTTGTAAGTGTGTTTCATAGATTGCATAAGAAATTTTTCGGAAGGCGTTTCGAGGTTTAGTCTTCAAAATGTCTACCAACTTCTTGTGTAATCCTGATTCTTTTTCTAATCTTTCCTCGTTTATGCACATATAATAACATAGGTCACGCTCCATGTCAAGGTCGAAGAGCCACTTTTCTTCGAGTTTCTTCATATCAAGTAGTGCAACCGATCGGATCCGGTTTATCTTGCTTGGGCGTGAAACATTACCAATATGGGCTTCTGTGTGTTCAAAATAATTAAGATAATGCACGCAAGAAAAGATCGTCTCATTTAAGATCTCATAGTACTCTTTAAGGTTGATACCTTTATGAACTTTTTCAATATTCTCGTTCGACAAGATAGTAAAACTACGAAATAACCCAGAGCGAGCATACTCCTGAAGAATACCGTACGTCGCGTTCTCCATAAGAAGCGGTAGACCAGTCAGAAGCTCAATGTCGGGCTTCACATAGAAGAGATCAATCTCTCTATCTTTAATCTGTTCTAGGATACCTAGACTATAGATAGAACTATAAGAAGAGCCCACAACGAAAACTTGGACCCTCTCTTCCAAGTCTCCAAAAAAAGATGCTACATCGGGTATATTCTTTTCATATTCTTCGGGGTTGCTGTAGCTCTCTAGTTTAAAATTGCGAGCGTCTTCTACTTCGATGCTGCTGTTGAGCATATATGCGTCATATTGAGGAAGTGGGTCAAACCTCCCTGCAATAGCTGATGCGCCGTTTCCGATCCCAACGATAGAAATCACAGACTCAGCTCTCCAAGATCAAAACAGTTCTTCCCCGCCTGCAAGTTAACCACGTACTTGTCCAACTTGTTGTTTGCGAACAGTTCTTTTATTCGGGGGATAAGGTACCTCTCATCATCAGGCATATCGAGGACCATTTCGTCGTGGATGATGTGGGAAATAAAACTTTTTTTATCGGACAGCATCTTACTGACCTCAAGGGCCCGATCAATGACCAAATCCGATGTTGTGCTTTGAATCAAATAGTTAAAAGCTTTTCTCTCGGGCACTTCGATACTCCTTCCGAATGGAGTTTTAATATATCCATTAACATAGTGTTTGTCAAGCAAAATTTTTCTATCATAATAATCGCTCTTTATCGCGTTAGACTCGGGATTGTAAAGCCATCCAAAAAATAGGGTTTTTGCGCTTTCTCTAGTGAGAGGCTCATCGCCTCCTTCCAAGATGTGATCAATGTTCCATTGGTGGATATCGGTGGCCGGCTGTTCGTGTCCAAGCAGCGATAAGATCGTGCGCGGCTCAGCAGCATTGTAATCAAATGAAATGAACCAGTCATTGTGAGGCTTAATGATGCGCCGGAAGTCTTTTTTCATTGTTAGAATTGGAAACGATCCCTGATTGGTGCTTAGTCTCCCTGTTACGGTACCAAAAAGATTATAGTCAATATACTTAGACCCGTCCATAATCTTCTTAAGACCGAGCCGATTGTTAGTGCTTGTGAACATAGACTTACAATCGGAGATATCTATGTTTACCGATCTATGTCGCATCGCATGGAGGAGCTTGGAGGCATCCACCAGAAAGTCGTAGTTTTGGGGCTTTTCGTAGTTATCAAAAACATGCTCAGTGATTTGATTTTTTATCTCACAAAATTCCATGAGAGAATCTTGAGGAATGAGATCGAATATACAATGTTCATTAAAATCTAACTTAGCAATCCTAAAAGATTTATGAAAAGCCTTCATCTTCTGAATACTTGACTTATACCTCTCAAGTAAATTCTCGGGGCACACTTCCTGTAGAGACAGGCCCCCGCATCTCAACCAAGCATACTCCACAGAATCGCTCCCCACGGATCCGCCGAAGCGCCAAGTTCTTTCTAAGTCCGCGGGCATCTCATCGAAATGTAACACCCCATCTTTATAGACTCCCACACATTCAGTTTTATCATCAAGTGTTTGGAAATACATTAATACCCTCGCGAATCAATATTCCTATCTTTATCTTCTTCACGTATCTTAACACTATTTACGCGCTGTGTCAAGGAACCACTGTTATTATATGTCTCACCGATTCTTGCTTCGAAAATGTCTAGTGCTGCGGCTGAACCTTTTACCGCGAGGATGTCCATAATTTCCCTGTTTATCATCGCTGACTCTGCTTTCGTGAGCTTTAACTCAGGACTTTCCGCCAAGCGGATTCGCATATAGAGTTGCAGGAATAGCGTGTCAGGGTATGTAGCGTTTAAAAGATCGATCGTGTATTCTTTAGGTTTAACCACCCTATTGCGGAGAGTGCCATCCTGACAGTATTCTACTTCAATGTAATCTTTTTTGGTCGTATTATAAATGTCGAGCATCACTTGCTTAAAACTTTCATAGTATATGCGATGAGCCGGCACGTAAGCCATGGCTATAACATTGTTAGTGCTCAAAAAGTTATTATGTCGAGCATATTGAATCATCTCTGGGGTGCCAATGTCTGCGATTAGGCGCCCGGGGTTGTTGAAATCCACCGAAAATCCATAAGACCTGCACGCATTCAAATAGAACTCCCAGTTGGGGCTGTTTCTAAACTGATCTATTTTTTCCTGATCATTTGCGCAGGAGGTGGAGAAGATATCTATCACCAAACCGTTCACATTCATAGGGCAGTGTCGACTTTTTAGAAAAGCAGGGTATGTAAATGGCAATACTAAAAGTTGAGACTGGAGTGCTGGAGAAAAGTGCACCAAAAACTCATCAAAGTTAGAAAAGTTCAACTCATTGCTGTGGAAATACCCTCTCATGGTTTCTTTGTTCGTTATTTGAAAGTTTCTGAATAAGGTTCGGGGGCTTGTATAGCCTCTTTGGACTTCTAATGTTGTCAGCACAGGGTCATTAGCTCTTATCTCCCCGGCCATAACTTTTTTTCTGAACTGCATAGATAAGTCTTGGAATGCTCGCCCTACAAAATCTAAAACTTGAAACCCAGCAGAAGGGTTACGGTTCGTCTGCTGCAGAGTCATCATTGGGGCTGTGGGGGAAATCTCCATTGGCACATAGCTGCGATCTACCCTCCCGTAGAGGTATTTCTCTGCTGCGAAAAAATCTATTAAATTTTCATACTTGCTGAGCATCTTTTCACCGTAGAATCCTCTCTTGATGTATAATTCTCTGGCGTTCTCACTGTTGCTTGTTCTGTAGTCTGACATGTGTCCTATTTCTCCCTATTACGTCGTTGTTGGTGATTGTTCTATTGTATCGTTTATTATCTCATCTGTGACCACCCCACCGTTAGATTCAGAGAGTGTCTTTTTTGTCCGGCACTTCTGTGGGCCTGTTGTGTCTGAACTTTCTACGGTGGCGCCCTCGGCTGGCTCTCCGGGTCCGGGCTTTTCTTTTGATGCTACCCAAGAGGCGTGGATCTGGGTGGTGCGGCCGCCTTCTTCAATGGTATGCGTTGATTTTGTAATCATATAATACCCACCTACCCCATATCTACTTAACTCGTAAGTGTCAACCGGAAATGCTTTTTTCGTCACCGGGTCGATCCCTTCATATCCACTGGTGTCTGGCGCAAAACCACGTGGATCTACAAAAATGTAGGCGCCGGGAAAGGCATTTGGAAGCAAGAAAGCATCTATCGTTACATTGTACACTTCCCTCAATTGAAGGAGCCCGTCATAGCCTTCTTGCTCAAATCTCAGCTCTTTCAGGCCTTTGGCTGATTTCTTGTCGAGACGAATATTTTTTACGATACCAGCGTGATCTCCCATTATATAATGGTGGATACCTTGCAGAGAATCCGCTACGCGGTCGCCGGTCATCAGTTCATCGGGTCGGGTGCGGCCCGCAAAAAATATCATATAGTTGTATTGGAGCTTCTGGCCATATGTCCTAGGTCCGACAGAAACGCGGGATCCCATTGTATTTAAAAAAGGCCTTGGGTGCGCGTTTACGCCGGGGATCTGGAAGACATCTAGCCGATTGTTGCCTTTCCTTCTCTTATTCAAACCCATCATCCACAGGGTTATTGGATCGTAACCATCCGTCGTAGAATAAGCACTGACTGTCGCATTATTTAACGAAACCTTCTGTCTGAACTTATCTCCACCACAGCTATTGTCATTCAAAAAGTTGCGAAGATAGTTTTTTATGAAATCATTCAAGAAGGCACTAAGTGTATACCCTGTGCGGTCGCGTGATAAAATCTTGTCTG